GAGTCCGTCGAGAATAGGCTGGAAGATCTTTCCCGACTGCCCAAAGGCCGAGGCAAATGCCTCCCAAGCCTTGGCGACGGCTTCCAATATAGTCTGCAGAGGAGTCAGTGCGTTGGTCATTCCATCTACTTGACCGGAAAATCCCGCCGGGGAAAATCCGGTAAATAGATTTAGCAATGCGTCCCGTAGATGACCAAGGAACGCTACTGGACCAGCGAGAATATCTCCGAGATGATCAAAGAAGTTAGCTAGTCGATCGCCCTTCTTGAGGGCATTGTCGACCGAGACCAGAAAATCGCCGATATTTCCGGTAAGATCAAGAAAGCCACCGCTACCAGCGCCCGTAGCTCCGATCAACCTGGCGAACACCGATGCGATTCCACCAATAACCTGCTTGCCGATATCCAGCAGGGCAAACAGACCACGGAACGTACGGCGAATATTTTCAACTGTCTTGGCGCTAGGCTCGAGCCTGTCCATAAGATTCTTGAATCCTACGGTCAGGTTATAGAGATCTTTACCCGTTTTTGCAGGGAAAATATCCCGAAAAGCGTCTCTAATCGGTCGAACTACTGCGGCTAGATCATGGAATCCCTGCTTCAAAGCATTGAGAAACAGGGTTCGTCCGCCAAGTTCTTTCCAGTCACTCAAGACTTTGTTGCGGGCATTGGCAGACGTACTGACAAAACCGTTAATAGCGTTGGAGAGACCGGTGAAGAGAGTCTTTGCCTCCCCGAAGTTACCAAATATAATCTCCCAGGTCTGGGCCCAACCGGAACCGACTGCTTCCTTAGTTGTGTCGATTAACTGGGAAAGGGTCTTGACCTGTGTTGCCGCGTTTACGGCCATCTTGGCCTGCGCTTGCAGGGCCTTTACCTGAGCGTCCGTATAGCCCATAGCTTTCAGCTGGGCATCCGTCAAATCCCCTGAAAGCTGTTTCAGCGTAGTCGTCAAGACCTTTGAGGTGAGCCAAGACTTCTTTCCCGGTCCAGCCGAGGCCAGCGACTGTCTAAATGACTCTCCGTTGATGGTGACATTCTTCATAGCACCCTTGAGGGTGACAGCACCTTCTTTGAGAGTACCCATATGCTGAGCGGTTTGCGCTAGAGCACGTTGGAACAAGGTGCCGCCCATACCAGCATTGACAACTGAGTTCCAGTCCTGTAGCTTGACCGTACCAGCCGAGATTGCCTGGGAAAGCTGGTACATTGCGGTCGACGCTTGTTCGGCATTTGAACCTGAGACTGCGGCTAGGTTTGCGATACCTTTGATCGAAGCAACCGCGGTGGTAAGATCGACACCGGCTGCGGTAAAGGTACCGACATTCCGAGTCATCTCGGAGAAATTGTAAATCGTCTTGTCGGCATAGTGGTTGAGCTCATTAAGAGCCGATGTAACGTCCTTCAGTTTGACGCCTGCGGCCTGGGTATTGGACAAAATTGTCTGAATCGCCGTCAACTTGGTTTCATACTCTTTGTAACCCTGAATAATCGGATCCAGGGTTAAGGCTTTGACAAAGCGAGCTCCAGCTCTCACCGCCTGAGCAGAGATGTTGGCTAGAACGCCGATCGCAACCAGGTGAAAGGTACGAAGCTTGTTGCTAACCTGGTCGACTGCTTGACCAACTCTGCCTAGCTGAAGATGACCAAGAGCTCGACTGACAGCGCTGATACCTTTTCCAGCATCATCGAACTTGAGCGAGCCTTTCAGCTTGTCAAGGGCGCGAATAGCTCTACTGACACCCTGTTCAAACTTACCGGACTCGAAACTCATCGCAACGACTTTGTCGTCGATGGTTGCCACTAGACTCTATTCACCTCCCTCCAAGCTTCTTCGGCTATCTGATCAAACACAGGGCGCATTGCTGGCATGATGTAATCTCGACCCTGAACGTATCCTCCAGTTCCAGTACCGTGACCGTATTGAAGGATGACGGCAATTGGTACTCCATCCTCGACATGACTGTTATGCCAGCGAATAGAGTAATACCCTGATCTTGCAACGATTGAGTAGGACCATGATTGTGCTGTTTCGCCACTTTCGATTGGGGTAGCATTGGACAACGCCACCATTCCCAAGTTCCCATACTTGTTCAGGACTCGGCTAAGCTCAAGTTTACTGAGTCTGCTCAAATATCTTTCTGTATTCTTGAACGAGCCTTTCTCTGTGATGGTAATCATAGGCTACTCCGCGGTAAGACGAATAATCACCGTACCTGGATCGCCAACAGCTCGAGCACTCTTAGACTGCCCGAACACGTAAGGAAGACCGTTTAGCGGTGCTGCTTTGGCTCCGCTGGCTCCCCCAGGAACAACGTTTTGTGATCCACTAGCTGCATCATTGGACGGACTTCCTCCTGGACCGTAAACAAGTGTGTCTCCAGGATTATACGACCCTCGGCCGCCGGATGTAGCTGCATTACAAGTAGTTCCCCCCGATCCGTACTTACCGACACCACCAGCTCCGCCGCCTCCTCCTTGTCCGATGGTCTGATAGAGTAGATCATAAAATATGGTGCCATCTGTTCCTGCTGACCCTGCAACACCAGGGCCTGTTGATGAAGGTGTTCCCGCAAGTCCTCCGGCAGCTCCACCCCCAGCTGCAGTGCGGTTTCCCAGTCCACCGTCGCCTCCATTCGCTTGGGTGGTGACTGTTAGGGAATTGGACTGAGCGCGCTTGCCACCCTTACCTCCTGAGGCGCGACAAGTAGGATCGTTGAAGGAGGAAGCGCCACCATCGCCACCATCGGTAGTTGAAGCGGGGTTGGATGCATGCTCAGTTCCCAAACTACCTCCGGCTCCCACGACAACAGGAACCGTCGTCGGAAGCGCAGAGAGAAGTCCTCGGACTCGATGGAAACCACCGCCTCCACCGGCGCCGCCATAATTTCTGACCAAGGTGCCCGTATTTCCAGTATCGATTCCTCCACCCATTCCACCTCCGGCACCAATGCAAATCGCGTCGAAATGTGTGTAGCCCATATCACGATACTGATCAACATCAAACGTCTGGTTACTATCAAACTTGATCACTAGTGGTGCTGGGCGAACCAAGCTTCCTGACAGTTCAAATCTCATTTTAAGTGTCGTCCAACTTCACGATATAAGGCACGAAAACCGTAGGCTGAACGTTTTCATGTCCACTACCGCCACCAGCAGTATTGATTCCATGCTGATGGTTATAGGCCGAGGCGCCACCTGTGGTGAAATTATGTGCGTGATCGGCAGATTCCGTATCCATATCTACACCGGTGTTATACTGACCGCCCCTACCGATAATCTCTACAATAATTGCTCCGATTCCTGAGGTGCCAAAGGTATACGACGAGCGTGACTGAGACATGCCGTGTTTATGTGCAACAGTGCGACCACTAGTCGTACCACTATGTGTGTGAGCAACGCCGCCAGAAGCAACCAGTCCACCCGCCCCACCAGCTCCGTCAGAGCGATGCGAATGAGCAGGCATCTCTGCCATGGCCATCGCATGTACTTCTTTACCAGTATTCTTGGCGAGCACAATCGCATCAGCTCGAGTCAACCGGTTAGCGCGAGGACTTCCGTTCGGCATCGCGTCAAGACAGGCCGGAACTAGACCTCGCAGGTCCGGTACCCGAAATTGACCCGCGGGTGGCGCAGCAACACCCATTGCCGTGTTCCAAACATCATCGATGTTGGCTGCTGCCTCCGGATAAGCAGCAATATCAAAAGGATCGCCATTAGCCCAGGCCCATTTACCGTATTTAATTAGATCCGGCAGAACCAAGCTCGGCCACATTCGAACCTCACCCGGGATCGCCACGATTGCAACACCAGGAGGGCCGATTGGTCCAGCGGGACCAACTACACTGCCTGCGTTGATCTGGGAGCCGTCATGTTTACTTAGAATGAGATTACCGGCAACAACATCACCATCAATAACCGAGGCAGCTTCGATTTCCAGCATTCGTTCCGCAGTAAGACCAGTAATTGTAGCCATTGCACCTCCTAACTAACATTTGTGGACGAAACTTCATAAGTATCGGGATCCAAATATGTTGCGTCAACATCATCGATCTCGAAGGTGGTGAGATCGAGCATAGTGATATAAGTGTTTGCCTCGTCAACAGCCGACCAAGTACCATCACGATGATCGACGATGATAAGTGCGCCAAGATACCCGAAATATTCGGCAATCTCTTGCAGGGACGGAAGACTAGGATTGCTTATCTCCGTACCATAAAACCGCTCTTCCAATAATTGTAAAATTTCTGGAGGTGTTGTGGCTGAATCAAGAGAAACATGAACCGTCGGTTTAATTCCGATTCCTTTAATTACTGGCGGAGTTCCGGTTAGCGTCCAACCGAACTCAACTGGTTCAGGCGAATCACCAATTGTGTTAAAAGTATTAGCATCAGGGTTGGCAAAGACGTTGTAGAGAATGTGAATCTTGTAGCCGTGATCAATCCCGTCTAAATCATTACCTTTCTTTGTTCGATAGGACATGTCAAAACTTTTCGCAGGTTGGTTGTAATAGGAAAACCCTGGATTAAGACTGACAATCCCATTAATCGAGTCGAAGATCTCGGGATAGGTGATTGCTTTTAGTTTCCCGGAAAAGTCCCCCGGAGTAAAAATCTCCAAATACTTTACTCCATCGAGATAATGATCTTTAATCTCGATATCAGAAGATTC